CCCCGTGTAGTTAGTTACTAGACAGCTACGGCATGACGGGGCATCTCTGCCCCTGATTGCCCTGATCTTTAACATTTCATAGTCAAGATGATATTGGCCATAAATGACCAGTAATTGTCGGCAATGCGATCGCGCAGCCGGTCAGTCAAGCTATCACCGTCAACAGATCCCATATCGACAGCAAGCTGGACGATCTCGTCGTGGTAGAAGGGGAGATCAAGGGCAAGACCTGACAACCATTCCGCCATAGCGCCCTGACGGCCCAGCCTGGCCACGTTGAAGCCATACTCTGACTCGAACCTATCCAGAATGTGCTGGAGCTTCTCAGCGTCTGTCTGGCCTTCCTCGATGGTGTTGAGGACGAAGGTCTTGTAATTCTTCTTGTATTCGGTGTGATGTAGTTTCATGTTTAACCTCGTAATAAGTAATTGAGTGAATAAATTAATACTGTTTCACCCAAAAAGGAGGCATAAAGCCTCCTTAATAGGTTTATTGATGGGATAGCGAGTTAATCTGGCTCACATAACCATAACTGTGCAAACGGCCTGAAAGACCCATTTTGCTGGTAAACCATAGGGCGATCTATCCATTCGACATAACAGAGAGCGCCAGCATGGAATCCTTCGGGGTCTGAATCCCCAATGTGAGTTATCTTAGCGCGTTCTCCGCCATTCTTGTTTACAAGATAACCGCTATAGTAATTGGTTTGGTGAACGTATATTTCTTTACCGATTTCTAAGTTCATAATCTGTTTCCCTTATTTTTGATTCTGGATCTGAATATATATAACGGCGAATTGACTAGCGATAGCATAAGACATGCAAGCTACGGCCGCCCAAAATCCCCAAGGCTGAAATGACATAAGAAAAGGAAATGCTAGTAATCCAATACAAACCGCGAGCGCGGGGTGCAAGGCAATGAATAGAAGATTCATCAAACGCGGATACTGTTCTAATCTCTTAAGCATAATGAGTAATCTCTGAATAAATTATCGGGTACTTCTACCGCCAAAGGCCCGCATATAGCGAGCCGATGGGGTTGATTGTTTAGGCGTTTACCACTCGCCGCCATCTATCCGATACTCGAACTTATCGCCGTGATTACGCTTGCTGTCAGCAATGTACTCTTTAGCAGCTTTAAACGCCCCGACAAAACCGCAATGGTCAATCGGATATGCGATGGTCATGTCGAATGTATCAGGATCTAGCGTCTGACCATATTCAGATTCAAACCGTTTAGCAGCTTCCAGTCGGGCTTTCTTGCTTGCCAATCGGTAGGTTACTTTTACCCACTGCTGCGGGACGCGTTTGGTGGCTTGGTTTGGCATGATGTTATCTCCTATTGAATAATATGTGATTTGTTTAATGAGTGAATGAATACGTTACATGTTCATTATACACAATCCACAAAAGAATACAATAGTTTTTTTCATTTAATTTCACAAGATGGTTGGAATGGTTGCCAGAGAGACACTCACACTTCAATACTGTATATCCGTACACTGTATGCCTAACCAGCACTGTATAAAAACCCATACTGGATATTCGTCCAGGCTGTATAAATATCAGGGGTGGAGGGGGTAGGCCATGCTGTAATGATTATAGTAACCCCCCAAACTTGCAAGAGAGTAAAACCTGACTACAATACACTTATGACTGACTTAGCTAAGACAGAACCTAAGAACCTTGGTGGTAGACCTCGTATTGAGTTGACTGAGGAGCAGATAGAGAAGCTGAAGATTATGGCTCCTTATCTGACCATAGAAATGATGGCTGACTCCTTACAGGTTAACAGGGCTACTTTTCAGGAGATATTGAAGAGAGATCCCGTGGTTTCTGGTATCTATCAACAATACAAGTCGGAAAAGGTTGCTCAGGTAGCCTCTAGTCTCGTAGGAAAGGCTATGGACGGAGATACGAGGGCAGCTATGTTCTATCTAAGGACTCAGGGAAGATGGCGTGAGGAGGCTCACAGTGCGTCTGAGAGGCCCCAGATCCAAATCAATGTTTCGTCTATGCCTCAGATCGAGGAAGTTAAGGGTGATGTAATTGAGCCAGAAGCTGATTGACCAACTGTCTTTGCATGAAGGCGTTAAGCGGTTTGCTTACAAATGCCCTGCTGGTAAGTGGACAATAGGTGTAGGCCGTAATATCGATGAAGATGGCGGTATTGGGCTATCTGATGCTGAAGTCTATACCTTGCTTAGTAATGACATCGCCCGTGTAGACCAAGAGCTTGATGAAGCCTTTGAGTGGTATAGCTTATTGGATCAGGTGCGTAAGGATGCTTTGTGTAACCTGTCTTTTAACCTTGGTATGCCTCGGCTTATGAAGTTCCAGAAGGCTTTAGGACATCTTGCTGCTAACCGATACAAAGAGAGTGCAGAGGAGTTCCTAGACTCTCTATGGGCCTCTCAGGTAGGTCAGAGGGCGTTAGATGTTGCTCACATGGTAGAATTTGGAGAATATCCCGAATGAAAGGCGTAAAGCATTACAAGAAGGATGGCTCTGAACATAAAGGCGGCTCACACAAGATGGGAGATGGGACTTTGCATTCTGGCAAAACCCATACCAGTAGTAGTGTGAAGCTGTTTCATTACGGTGAATTATCAAAGAAAGCGCAAGAAAAGGCGCGTAAAAGCTGGAAATAGGAGATTGTTATGTACGGTAAACCCCCTAAGAAAAGACGTAAGCCTCGCGGAAGGTAGATGGCCCGTAAGTTTAAAAAGGTTCCCAAGACTAAACGGGGTGTCCCTGTTAAGTATGTGCGCGGTGCTAAAAACAAGAAAGCAACTGAAGACGAGATAAAGTCTACAGCCAAGAAATATCGAGAAGGCACTCTGACTAAAGCAGAAATGGATGCTATATCCAAGAAGAGGGCAAAGAGTGGCAAGAAAAAAAGCAAAAAGCGCAAAAAAAGCTAGTGCAACTACCCTAGCGTCCATATCCAAGAAGCATAACATCCCTGTTAGCATTCTTAGTCAGGTCAAGAAACGTGGCATGGGTGCTTACTATTCCTCTGGATCAAGACCTGGAGTTACCGCAAACCAGTGGGCTATGGGTCGCGTAAAGTCCTTTGCTACAGGCAGTGGTGGTGCGCGTAAGGCAGATGCTGATTTGTGGAAGAAGGTCAAAGCTAGTCGCACTGCATGAATCTTGATATTCAATTACTGCCTTGGCAAGAAGCCGTCTGGAATGATCCTACGCGCTTCAAGGTAGTTGCTGCGGGTCGTAGAACAGGTAAATCACGCCTTGCAGCCTATCTGATCATGGTGAATGCCCTACAGTCGGACAAAGGCCATGTATTCTATGTAGCTCCTACTCAGGGGCAAGCCAGAGACATCATGTGGAATCTTCTCCTCGATGTCGGCAAAGATGTCATTAAGAACTCCCATGTCAACAATATGCAGATTACTCTGCTAAATGACGTAATTATTTCTCTCAAAGGTGCTGACAGGCCCGAAACCATGCGGGGTGTTAGCCTTTCTTACCTTGTAATGGACGAGTATGCAGACATGAAGCCTGATGTCTGGGAACTTATATTAAGACCTGCACTGGCTGACAGATCCGCTCCAGCCTTGTTTATTGGCACTCCAATGGGCCGTAATCACTTTTATGACCTATATCGTAATGCTCAACTGGGTGATGACCCAGACTTTGCTGCATGGCACTACACCAGCTATGACAACAATCTTATAGAAAAAGAAGAGATAGATCGGGCAAAGAAATCTATGTCCTCATACGCCTTCAGGCAAGAGTTTATGGCATCTTTTGAAGCGCGTGGCTCTGAAATGTTTAAAGAAGATTGGGTGCATTTTGATGAAGATGAGCCTCAAGGTGACTATTACATAGCCATTGACCTTGCGGGTTTTGAGGAAATGGGCAAGAAAAACAAAACTAAAAACCTAGATAACACTTCTATAGCTGTCGTGAAGGTAAATCAGGATGGTTGGTGGGTTGCCGATATGATTGTAGGTCGGTGGACTCTTGACCAGACAGCAGTAAAGATTTTTCAAGCAGTACAGAATTACCGGCCCGTGTCAGTAGGAATAGAAAAAGGTATTGCAAAACAAGCGGTTATGAGTCCGTTAAGTGATTTGATGGCAAAGTATGCCAGATACTTTCATGTAGTAGAGCTAACGCATGGTAATCGCAAGAAAGTAGACCGCGTGATGTGAGCGTTACAGGGCAGGTTTGAAAACGGTTTGATTGCTTTGAATAAGGGTGATTGGAATTATCAGTTTATGGATGAGCTATTTCAGTTCCCAGATGTGCTGACACACGACGATATGGTTGACTCCTTAGCATATATAGACCAGCTTGCCAAGGTATCGTATGCTACGCACTTTGAAGAAGACACCTTTGACGTTTTAGATAGCGTGGCAGGGTACTAATATGATTGACCAAGAAACATTTGCCTATGAACAGTCTGTCAGCAGTTGGGTCATGGACAAATGCAATACATGGCGCGATTTTTATTCAAACGTCTACGAGAAGAAGTTTGATGAATACAATCGGTTGTTTCGAGGTCAATTTTCTGACGAAGACAAAACACGAGACTCTGAGCGGTCTACCCTTGTATCCCCTGCCTTACAGCAAGCAGTAGAGTCTGGTGTATCTGAGATTGAAGAGGCTACCTTTGGTCGCGGGTCGTTCTTTGATATTAAAGACGATCTGAGAGATGGCGAAACCGCCGATATAGCCTATTTACGGAATCAACTACACAAAGACTTTAGCCAGACTAAGATCCGCAAGGGTGTAGCAGAATGCCTTATAAACTCTGCTGTATACGGTACAGGCATAGCAGAAATCGTAATTGAAGAGGTAAAAGAGGCAAAACCGGCTACTCAACCCGTTATGGACGGGCAAATGACGGCTGTTGGCATAAATGTTGCGACACGCACCATTTGTAGGCTTAAACCTGTTCAACCAAGAAATTTTTTAATTGATCCTGTTGCTGTATCCATTGAAGAAGCAATAGGCGTGGCCGTAGATGAATATGTGCCATATCACCAAGTAGAACAACTCCAAGAGGCCGGTGTCTACAAGGACGTAGACATTACCCTTGCCTACCAAGATTCTGACATAGATGCAGACCCAGAACTGTCAAAACAGCCAGATGATAAGATCCGACTGACCAAATACTATGGCCTTGTCCCCAAAGA